AAGTTCGTTAAGTCTCAATTAATTGGAATAAGTGGCGAATCAACAAAGTTAGTTGTTAAAGTTGGCAGTATTGCTCATAAAGATGTTAATGAGAATAAAAGCAAAGATTTAAAAATTAAAAATGATGAAGTTACTGGCATTTTTGTTTTTAACTTTTTTAATACTGGTAACATTAACAGAATAACGCAACCTTGTAATAACAAGTTATTAAATGAAGGATTAGCAAAGTATTTAGAAAATAAAACAGCAACTTCTAAAAATGTTTTAGAATTTCTAAAAACTAAAAATATTACTTTATCAAGTCAGTTAAATGCAAGTTGTCAAAAGCAAGGAATCTTTAGTAAAAGTAAAGATAAAAAAGAATCCAAAAGTCCTTCTGGTGCAACTAATCAAACAGATAGTAAAAATGATAATGACGTATCAATTGAGCAAGAATTGAAAATTGAAAGTAAAAACAATGCTATTAATTTATTAGCAGAAATTTATCCTAAATTTTACAATTTAAACTCTAAGGATAAACAACTAGTTATTACTTTGTTATCAAATGCTAAAAATCTTGAGCAAGATATTAAAACTTTCAATGAAGTTTTAAAGACTGAGTCAAAAAAGATAGCAGTTTAAACTCCCTATAGTCCCATATATTGATTTATATGGGACTTTTTTTTGGTCAAAATTTTGACTACCTCTCCCCTACCCTACCTATATATTTTTTTTTTATTTCCCTATATATTTTTTTATATGAAGTGAACACGACTATGAAGTGAATACGACTAACTTACGCAGTTGCG